TCTTTGACGTTTACCAAATAAATTTATATATACATTATCTAATATAGGAGCTATGTCTACATCTGTATACATTTTATCATTTAAAACTCTTTCAATAGTTTTTACGTCTAATGGTATTTGTATTTCCGTAATACTAGAAGGATTAAAAGTTTTCATATCTATTTGACGTATTCTTGAAATATTTTTATATCCTCTAAAATAAGCTGGATCTAATGCCATTTCAATACCAGAGTGATGCTTAGTACGTTTCTGGAACTTTGTTACACTTTCATAAGGTTCGCTTTTTATCCATTTAGGTATAAGTTCTAATATAGATTTCTTTGATACAAACTGATTAGTTAATCCTGTTTCTCTCATTCTCCATATAAGCGTAGCTACATTACTTTTCTTTCTAGCTTTTGTTACAGGTATACCAGCATTTATTAAAGCATTATTTATTGCAGTAATATCTTTACCGCTTAAATAATTAGCTTGGCTTTTTTTTGTACTAAAAGGATATTGTCTAATTTGTATTCTACCAGTTTCTCCATTAGCTGCATATATAAAAGCATCGTCTTGGTTTAATTTTTTAGCTAATTGTTGGAATTGTTTATTAGTCATTCTTTCTGCTAACTCTATTGGTCGAATAATTTTTCCTTTAGAATCTTTTGTAGATTCAGGTATATATTCAAATATGTCTACAGATAATGGTGCAACATTTTTTACTCTTGCACGCTTAGAATAACCGCCTTCTCCCTTATTAGCAGTATGATCCCAGTAACGTTCTAATATACGCACTGTTAAATAATCTATGTCATAATGCAACGTTACAGGTTCGTCAACGTCTTGTCTTTTTAAGAAATTTTTATTTACACGACTAGTACCATACTTCGGATCTTTGTTCTTCATTCCACCTATAGGTTTACCATATATATCTAATTCAGGTGCTTCTGTTTCAAGTATAGGTTCCATACCTTTATCTTTTTTAATAGACTGATTTTCTCCCACTATGTAAATTCTAGCTATAGGATAACGATCTATATTTTTTAAATAATGCGCAGATTGTATTAAATCTCTTTTTTGCTTTGCACTAATCTTAACACTATATTCACTTTCTATTTTACTTACAAATTGTCCTACATCGTAGTTTACATCGTCTATTGTTTTTTTAAACATATTATGTAAATCTTGAACACTAACATCTTGTCCTTTTTTTCTAATACTTAAAAATACACTTTTTAAAGATTTTTGTTTAGGTAAATGCTCAGACAAAGGATCGACTTCTTGTATTTGGTATTCTATAGTTCTACCATCTTCTAAAGTTATAGAGTCTAATCTAAACTTTTTATTATCTAAATCTTTAGTTATTTGTTCTACATCACCTAACTGTCTTTTTGTTCTGTTAGATTTAAACGATTCTTCTATAGAGTTTCTTTGAGCTTCTATAGAATCATACATTTCTGATAATATCTTTTCTTTACCTTTAGAGTTTGTTTTAGCTTCAGCTTCCATTTCAGGAGTTATTTTACCTTCCTCTTTAAGTTGTTTGTACGTTTGTGCATACGCTAATACAATATCGTCATACTGCTTAATAGTGTAATCTATTTGTTGTTCTTGTATGTTTTTTAAATACCTACTCCAATAAGCTTTGTATTCAGATGTTTCATTTTGATACCACGGTTGTTCAGTTAGCCACTTACGAGCTTGTTTCATATTGTAATCTCTAGGTATTGCATTCATAGAATTATAAATATCTCTTGTTGCCCTAGTTTCAAACGCTGCTCTACTATTTACAGAAAAGAATGTTGATAGTAATGTTTCATATATTTGATCTTCAAGTGGTAAATCATGTAACTCTGATGTAACAGTACCATAAGTAACACCTGCACCACCACGCATTAAAAAGTTAATAGTATTGTATTGGTCTATTCTATTAGGTTGCGTACCTAATGCTTTAGCAAAAGATCTTACTACGCCTTCACCAGACTTTCTTATGGTAGCATTAGAACTACCTAACATTCTAGCTATGTTAACATACTCTCCAATACCACCAAATATACCACCTGCTACAGCACCGTGTACACCCGCCATAGCCATGCCTTTAAATCCTTCTCCTCTAGTACCTAATGGCTGTGCTGATGCAGCTAATAATAAACCAACGTGTACAGATTGATCTACAATATTTCTTGCTGCAGCTTTATCTAAAAACTGACTTTTAAATAATCCTTTATTTAAATAATCTACAGCAAAGTTAGTATTTCTATGAATACCGTTAGCTGCTTGTTTTTGTATTGTATGTGCGACCATACCAGGAAAAGACTGTAATCCATAAAGTTTTTTACCAGTTTGAGGATCTATTCCAATAGCAGAACCCTTCAACATACTAGCTCTTGCTAATTTATCTAAACCTTTTTTAAACTTTAAATTAACATTGTCTATACTTGTTGAAGAAACTTCTAGTTTATTAGCTACTTGTGTAAACTTTTTATTACCAGTTTGTTTAGCTTTTTGTTGTAATCCACGCTTTACTACGCCTACCGCAGCACCTGCACCAGTTAAACCTTGTACAATAATACCTGGTGCTAATCCAATTAAATGTCCAATATTGTTAGCAATACGTTCTGCCGAAGTATCGGGAGTATCTGCAAAACCAAACGTACTAAAACCTTCAATAAATCCAGAAATAGTTTGTGCTAACAAACCATCACTTTTAGCTTGTCTACCTTCTGTTAATGGTAATCCAGCTTCACTAATTTTAGACTCCATAAATCGCATACTACGTGTATCAAATGTAGTAGGAAATCTATCGTAAAACTGTTTTAAACCTACAGCAAATTTAAATTCATCTATTCTGCCTGATTCAAATTCGTTTTGAAGCAGCGTTATTCTTCTATCTAAATTTCTCATTTATTTTTGTAACGCTTGTATCCATGTGTTTAACATTTTTATAGACTCACCATAATATTGTTTATGCTTATCTATATTTTCTTTGCTTGTACTACCAAACTTAGATTCATTCATTAATCTTTCTGCCAAAGACTTAGCTTCAACTAAATCTTTTAAGGCTTCTTTTTGACGACTTCTATTCATACCACCAAACTTATCTTGTAAAGCATATTGTGCTTGTAAGGTAGCAAGACCTAATGATGAAGAATATGCATTTTTTCTAGCATCTGCTAGTTCCATACGATTGTCTGGAGAGCGTCTAAACATTCTGTCTTTAGGTACAGCTCTATCTGCACTCAATAAAACATCTTCTAAACTAAAATCAGGAGTTTTATTAGCTTGCAAAACTTGAGACATAGCACTCATTTTTTGATTGTCAACAATCATTTGCGCAGCTAATCCTTGATTTGCCATTGCAAACATTTTCTGTGCTGCTAGCATTTGTGCTGGATCACTCATATCTAAGTTACTATAATATGCATTCAGTCCACTAGTAGTTTCATCATACTCTTGTTTAAACTCAGGAGTAACATTAGCCGCAGTAGCAATTGCATCGTTAACAGTTTTAAAATCTTGTTGTTGTTGAAAAAATTCTCCCTGTCTACCTAATTGCAACCCTGTTTCAAATTCATATCTACTTTTATCTAGGTTTTGTCCTAATCTATCAGTACCTACTTTTCCAAGCTTTATATACCCACCACTTTTATCGTAAATAAAATTTGGTATTAATTTACCCTTTCTAGTTTTATATCCTTGGTTTGCAGAAAATGCTGTAATTTTATTTTCAAGCTTAGCTATTTTTTTATAATTTTTTGACATATAATCAAATTGAGCATTTTGATCTTTGATTGCAGATTGTCTTCTAAAATCATCATAAAATTTAGCATCCTCTCTACCAAGTGTAGAACGAAACTCCTCTATTTCTTTTGTATTTTGAAGTTGCGTAATACCTTGTTGACTTATTCTTTCTAATGCATCTTCTTGTGATGCATCCATTTGTTCTAATTGGTATTGTTGACCTACGTCCATACGCTCCATAGCAAAATCTTGAGATTGTTGATTTATTCTTTTCGTTGACTCTTCTTGCATCCTTAGTTTATCTTGAAAATCAGGTTCACGTATATCACGCATTAATCCTGACAATGATTGACTAGTAATACTCAATGCATTTAAAAAATCTGTTTGATAGTTTGACATTACATACTCCCTTTTTTAATGTTGTCTCTTCTAATTAATTCACTTGTTTCGTCTAAGGTAACTCCTTGCTCTAATGCTTGAGCTCTCAATTGTCTTTCTGCTGCATCAATAGTTCCTAAACGTTGTTCTAAAGCTTGTGACTGTTGTAGTAAACTAGCTTCTCCTTGTAATCCTATGCTTGCTAATCTAGCTGTAGGATCACCTAATGCTGGATTAGAATAACTTGCTAACCCTGTTCTGCCGTAACCACTCATTTCTGACATATACGCAGATTGTGCTTGATCAGTTATTAATCCTTGCTGAGTAAACTTTAATCCTGCTGCTCTTGCAGCATCCTGTCTGTATTGACTATATAATGGTTGTAAATCTAAGATACCTTCAGTAACAGTACCTTTTACTTGTCTTTTTTTAGCAGATTCTCTTTTTTTTGCATCGCTAGCTACAATAGCTCCACCTATAGCACCAACAATATATCCCCACGGCATAATTAACCCTCCTCTTTCTGTGTTCCAAATGGTTTAAATTCTAAGTTAGGAGAAATAGCTTTTAACCAATTCATTTCTTTAAAAAATGGTGCATACTCTACAGATATTTGTTTTTTTATACTTTCCATTTCATTTATCATTTCATCCGCAATAACATCTTCGTTTGTTGCTTGCTCTGCAGGTTGCATCATTTCATTGTTCATTTCTTCAGCCATTATGTATCTCCTTTAATTTTTTAATTGCTTTTACAAAATCTTTTACACGCACTGGTGTTTGTTTGTACCAACGTGAATACATACCAGCATCCTTGTCTGCATACATTATTTCATCTATACCACGATCATAGTCTTTATGACATAAACATTTCCAAGCAGTAGGAAACTTCTTAGTCCAGCTAGTCCCTAACTGGTAATTAACAGAAGTTAAAGCTATAATTACATTTTCATTATCTGTAGATAATATTTTAGCCTGCTTTTTTGCTGCTTCTAATGCGGTAGTAATATCTTGCATATACCATTCTTTAATTTTGTAATCATCTATTTCAGTACCTACGGGATAGTCTTCACGTTCTGATGCAGTTAATAAATGACCAATACCACAAGTAGGTTTATTTAACGTATCAAGATATACTTCGTTTTTATACCCTTCACGAAGTTTCATATGTTCGTATAATTTTTTTTCAAATTCGTTCATTTTACATCCTTTAACTATTTGGGTCAACAGGCGTATCAAATCCATATCCTGACATTCCTTTATTTACAGGTTCGCTTTTTTTAAATCCAAATAAATTTGATTGTTGTAATATACCTAATTGTCTTAAATCACCAGGAAAGGTACTTCCTAAAAATTGAAATGAGCCTGAAAGAACATCTAGTATGTTTTGAGCTCTATTGTATCCTTTTGAGCCCATATATGTAGACGCATCACTTAAACTTGTAGCTACTGGATTCATTTTAGTAGCAGATGCAGGTTGTTGAGGCATCATATTTAGAGCTTCAGTACCTAGTTGTATAGGACCGCTTCCACCAAATGCTGGTGCATTTCCTTGAAATAATTGCATTCTAGGTGTTAACTGCTCTGTTGTATCTGTTATAGGGTTATATTGATAGTCATTTAAAGAATTTAAATAAAATGCACGTACTTTTTGTTTGTCACGTATACCAAGTTTTCTACCGCTCCTACTTCCTAAATCAGGACTTTGATCTATTTTTCCAGCAACATTTAATTGATCTATTAAAGTTCCATCATATTCGTCATCAATTCCTGTTTTAATTTTTTCTCCTTGATCTAATTTCATTACGTTAGATCTTGCTCTATCTCTAATTTCTGTTCTAAAAAAATCTTTAAAACTTCCATACTCTTCTTGTATTCTTTTACCACTAGGCATTATTTTATTTTCTTCATAAATATTTTTAGCTTCTTTTCTATCTTTAAAATATTGTGTTATACCTAAAGTTTTATCTATAGAACCACCTATTCTAGCACCCATAATCATAGACGGTCCATAAAAAAGTGCTTTACCTAATAAACTATCCTGAAACTCGGTGTCTCTTTCTACTGCATCTTCCATAAGTTGTAAACTAGTGTCGCCTAATATACTTCCTATTGTTTTGTCTCTTGTGCTTTCTTCAGCCATTATACTTCCTCCAAGTTTGTTTTCATCCATCTTTCTGCAACTTTAATATATAAAAAACTACCAGCGTCGTTTTCTACAACAACACGATCTCCACTAAAACCTTCACTATTATCTGGTACTTCTGATTGTACCTGAATAGGTGTTTCCATAGAGTTTTCTACTTCAGTAACTTTAGAGGACTGTTTTCTTAAAATGCTTAATATACTTTCTCTTAACATTTATTTCTTTTTAATTTTTTTAATTTTACCGTTATGTGTTCTAGCAAATTTATGTGTTTTAGTTTCTCTAATTAAAGTACCTTTATAACGTTTGCCACCCCATAACCAACTTACTGTTTTAGCCATTATTTCTTTTTACCTTTTTTAGTAGTTTTTTTCTTTTTCTTTTTAGGTGGTCTACCAACCTTACTTCCATATGTTCCTTTACCGTACGGCATAATTTATTCCTTTACCATTTTACTTTATCTGCCCAATAAGCTGCAGACATTTTACCTTTAGCAATATTTTTTCCATGTCTTGCTTTAAAACTTTTTCTACGCATTTTCTGTTTGCGTGATTCACCTTTTTTAGGTTTACCAGCAGTCTTAACACCCTGCTGTCCAAAACGTATAGTTTTTACCTTATCTCCAACTTTTGCAACTACTACGTGCGATTTCTTAGGATGACCAGGTGTACGTTTAGGTTTATTATAACCAGATACTCCAGCTCTAGTTAATCTTGAATCTTTCTTTTTAGCCATTACCCTTGTCCTCTTTTACGTTTTTTATAATACTTGCTACTTAATTTATTGCCATACTTAGTAAGTTTTCCACGACCTTGTCTAGTTTTTTTCTTGGTAGATTTTCTTGTTTCTACAGATCCAAAACCTTTTCTCACCTAGCAACCTTTTCTCTAAATACTATTTGTATATCATTTATAGTAAAATCTTTATGTATAGTACCAGACCCAGCTGCGTATATTTGCAATCCAAAACTAGTTATATGTTTAAACAAACTATTACTAACTTGTATTTTCTGAGTTTGGAAATCTGCACTAGTGTTCGTTAAAGCTTGCGTAGATCCTGCCGCTAAAGTATCTGAAACCTCAGTACCATTTCTACTTGCAAATCCTTTAATTAATACGTTTTCACCCCTTCTATAGTTAATGTATACATTTACTATGCTTTTATTTACAGAAGGACTTTCCATATCATATTCTTTTGTTTTTAATAATATTTGACCGTTAGCTGTAAACGCAGCAGGATCATTATTCCACTTACGCAATTTTACTCTGTTGTTAGGTGACGATCCGTTACGTTCTATTGCATATATTAAATCTCCGCTATTAATAGTAATAAAGTTGGTAATATTTGCATCTGAAGCTCTAGTTGTTTCATTAGAAGAACCTGCATTACTATCAAAATTTTTACCTTCACTCCAGCTTTCTGATTTTATATCATACTTTAATATTTGACCAGAAGGATTTGTAATTATTAATTCCTTGCTTTCAGGTAAATATCCTATTTGACTTTCAGAAAAACCAGCGTCTACAATACTTCCTCCTAATTTGTCGTATACGCTCTTAAAACGACCTTGACCTACCTTAGACATATCTAAGTCTAACAAACGTTGACCATCATATAAATATACGCCTTGCCTGTTGAACCAAGCAACAAAGCCTGGGCCACTAGTAACATGATACTTATGTTCGCACCCTTTATAATCTAATGTAGACTCTACAAACTCTAAATCTCTTTGACAGTTAATAATAAAAAGTTTTTGTTTTTTAAACTGTAACAATTTACTATTTACAGTTGCTAAATGTATAATTTCATCTCCGTCTTCTATAGCAACATCTAAAAAACTATTGCTAGGAAAATAATCAAACTTATTTGGCAATGATTTTAAAACTCTATCGTTTTTTACTATTAATTTATTGTGTTCATCATAATATCGTACATTACCAGCATACACTCTTCTATTAATAGTTACGCTTGATTTAAAAGTAGTTAATTCTCTTCCGATAGCAGTTGGAAATTTAGAACCAGTATATGGTTCAAGTACAGATAAATTTGATAGTACAACTCCTTTAAATTTACCTGTACCAGCGTTGTAAGCATCTAAAGGAAATATAAAATTATAGTTACTAGAATTTAAATGTATATCTCCAAATCCAGCATAATCTTTTTCTCCGCCATATCTTAATCCTTTTTCAAAATCTACTTCGCATAATAAATATTTAGGACCAACATTACCACTACCCGATACTATTGCACTAGTCCCTTCTTTGTAATTATTAATTCTAGCCCAATATATTTTAAAACCAGAGTATCTATTTTTACGTTCACCCATTCTACCACAAAGCATTAAATGTAAATTTTGATTCTTATCTGCATGATTACTATCTACAATATCTTGTTTAGCTGTTCCTAAAAAAACAGGTGATGACTCTTGTGCGTTTAGTCCGTCTTGATTTCGATATACTAAACTACAAAACAAACCATATCTATAGTTTGTGCTAACAAGTATATTAGCATTAGCTGGTTCCGTAGAAGGACCATTATTAAAATAAGCTATAACAGACATAGATCCTTTATCTGTACTATTATAAACATCATATTGGTTGAGTTCATTATTTAAAGTTGTCTGAGTAGGTTGTGTTAATACATCACCGCTATCAACTGTAATATTATGATAATGAAAAACTTCTGATTCATACACAGGATCAAAAAATTGTGGCCAATGCAAATCTTCAACGTCGTAGTCTATTCCACCACTAGTCCCTCCAGACACAGGTTTTAAATAAAGATCTTCCGTACTATACTCTTCTACAATATTTACAATGGTTTCAATAGTTGTGCCTCCAAGTTTTCTAGTAAAATCATAATACTCAAACACTTTAGGTTTATTAGTTCCACCTGTTGTTTTTGGTATTATTCTTGTTGTACCATCTAAAGTATATAAACCTATATCAGATGCAGTATCTCCATAATCTATTGTTTTGGTAGCCATAGATCCATTACCAGTAATATCTATTAACCTAACTAAACTATCTGCCTTATCATTTATCATAATATATTCATTGGGACCAATAGATTCATCATCTACATCTCTATCTAAATTTACATTATGCAATCCAGTTCCATGAGTTAATGTCTCTAAATAATTACCGCCCACACCTATATCTCCAGTGTATGGTCCATCTACAGACTCTCCAAAGACTGTTAACTTACCAGGAATTTCATTGTTCATATTATCTGCACGTTGAAACTCGTTAGGTGCTAAGTCTCTTGGAGTAGTCTTTTCATTAAGACCACCGCTAAAGTTATTTATATTTAATATCTTTTTTGGCATTTCTAGTTACATCCATCATTGTTTTTAATTTTTTAACTTTTTTCTTTTTAGCAGTAAAATTATATTTTCTTCTACTGTTATTTATAGAAGTACCTTTTACGCTATCTGATATAGTATTAGTTGTTTCCATCTATTATATCACCCCAAACAGTTGTTTTGCCGTCAATTATTTCTACTACTTCTACTTTAAACTCACCATTGTCAAACCAATCAACAATAGCAAATGCATGAGCCCAGTTATGCAGTCTACCACGTAACCATTTATTATCTTCGTGTGACATATTTTTTAAACACCCTAAAGACCAAGCAGCTATATTGCCGCCTAGCTTCGTCTGTGTATGTCTTTGAAGATCATGCGTATGTCCATACATTACATTTTCTCCATACGTTTCTAAATGTTTCTTTGCGTGATACGTTGTTGCAAACGCACCGTGAAAGAAAGCTAACTTACCAACCTGAATAGGTAAGTTATACTCCGTATATTTATATCCTCTTTCTTTTATTTTACACGCTTTAAAAAATGTATAATCGTTAAGATAGGGATACTTGTTAGCGAAATTATCCAACCAGAGATCGTGATTACCTTGGAGGAGATACTTTTCTTTACATTTAACTTTCTTAAGTATTTCATCCCATTCATCTAGTCCTTTGTTCACTAACCTTATTTCTTCATCTACTAAAGGTAATTGAAACTCTAAAGGTGGAAGTTTTTTGTCCTTATATTTCCAGGCTGAACAAGACTCCCACTCGCCTACGTCTCCTAAGTTAACAAAGACATCAGGTTTTATTTTTAATATTGCTTGTTTTACACATTCTACTGCAGCTCTATCCTCTAAAGGATAATGCTGATCAGGTATAACAACGCCACGTTTTTTGAGTTTCAATGGAACCCCCTATTTTAATGCTTTTTTAATTTCTGCAAACAATTTATCATCTAACTTGTTTGAAGACTTAGATACTAAGTATTCACCTAATGTAAGTACAATAGATTTAAGTACTTTTTCAGTTCCTAGCTTAGTAAGTAACTTTCCTAAAATCGGTCCCATTATTTTACCTCACAATCCTTTTCACAAGCTTCAAGGCCTTTCATATATCCCTGATGCTCAATGATCATTTGTTTAACTTCAGCTAATCTTTCGTTAGCTCCTTGTAATTCCTGAACAAGTGCATTATGTTGTTCAACCATAGATTCCATCTTGGTTTGTGCTTCTTGCTTTAGATCTACTTTTTTTTCTTTAGACATTGATTTCTCCATGTTATTTAGTTATACAAACTTATTAATTTTTTTATATACAAATCAATAAATCTATTTTACTTCTTTTTTAATACTTTCTATAATAGTTTTTTCATCAAAGCTCATAGAAATACCAGGTTCAAATCTTTTTACTTCTACACCTTCTTTAAGTACAATAATAGTAGGAACAATATCTATGTTCCATTCCTTTACTATCACAGCACCAACTGTTTTATTTTCAATATCTATTTCAGCTATATAACACAACTTAGTTAGTTGTTCTATATCAACTCTGTTTTGATAGTTCCAAGATGCATTGACCTGTACTACTGCACACTTTTGTATATTCAATGCTTGTATCTGCTGAAAACTATCCAAAGATACTGATTGCGAATATAGCGACGAGGTAAACAACCCAAGTCCCAATAACCACATACTTATCAATTTTTGCATAATCCATCCTAGTTGTTATTCATGTTAAGTAAAGTCTCGTTAATACTTCTGGTGTCTTCTTTAATGTCATCTACCTTATCTTCAAGTGCTTCTACTTTATCTTCTGTATTCATAATACTATTACGTATCATTTGGTCTTTTAAATCATACTCTGTCCTAGAAACTGGTGGTTCTGGTAATTGCTTAGCCTCTTCAATCTCTTCTTGAAGCGTAAACCACATACCTACTATCATTACCACGGAAACTAAAATGCTTATAGCAGTTTCTATACTAAGAGTAAATTTAGTATCTTTTCCTACTTCCATTGTTATCCCCTATAATAAACCTAATAAAACTGCTATAACACCACCAACGGCAGTAATACGTGCAATGTTCTTTTCATTAGTACGTACTCTACCATTTTGCTCTTTTAGTAATTGTTTTATTTCTTTTATATCGTGATATATATCAATTACTTGAGCTTCTATTACAGCTACTCTTTCAGTCATTTGTTCTCTGTATTCACTTACTTTCATAATTCTTCCTACTATGAATATCCACCACCAATGGTATTAGACATTTCCATAGGTGGGTCTTCTAATCCTAAATACTCTCCTAATCCTACATCAAATTGAGCAGCAGGACCACCTTGACCACCAAAAGTATTAGTGATTCCACCATAAGTATTACCACTACATATACTTGCCAAGCTTAAATTAGTTGTTTGCTGACAATCAGTAGCTGTTCTTAAACTACTATAAATTCCAATATTTGTTGTTGGTACTACAGGTGTAGCCATTATTCAGCATCTCTTATTGCTATATAGTCTGCTAATTCTGATTCACATTCAGTAAGTTGTGTTTCTAAATTAGCTTTATGTGCTTCACATTGTGATATAGCATCATCTACTGATTTAGTTTCAGTCCAATCTACTACTTCTACATCATTACCTGAAGCATCTTGCATTGATCTTGTATGCTTGATTTCTACCATTTTAGGTGCATCAGCTACTATAGCTTCTTGTGTTTTTTCTGCGATTACTTTAGCCATTTAACTTCTCCTCTAATTTGTTTATTTGTTCTTGTTGTTCTTTAATTGCCTCTACCAAATAAGGTATCATTTCCTCATATCGTAAAATCTTGTATTCTTTATCATC